TATGCCGGCTGGAACCCAGGGGTCCAATACTGTTGCCAAGTATCTTGTTTATGTCGGTACAGATGGAACAGCGGCAGTAACAGGTCCGGGAAATGTAGTTCTTAAAACAGATTACGCGACTCAGGCATTGGCTGAAGCGGCATGCAAGCTTCCCGATTTGCCCGATAATTCCTGCGCTCTCGGATACTTGCTTTTGAATGCCCCCACAGCATCGCCTGTATACCGCAAACAACAGACTTTGGGAACCGGAGGAACAACGGCATACGTTAATCTACAGTTCATGCCGTTTAATGGATAAATAGTTAACTAACAATAATCCAAGGGGAGAGGCTAACCCTTCTCCCCATAACCAATAAAATTTGAGGGGTGTCTATTATGGCTACATCAAAAGAAGAAAGAGCGGAAGAGTTAAGTGCGGCTAAAAAGTTGGAACTGGATATGAAAAAGAATCCGGAAAAGTATTTTACTGGTCCGGAAGGTCATATTCGTGATCGTATAATCATTAACCAGACTCCGGATATTCCGTCAGAGGGAGCGTTTATTTCTCTCAATGGATATGCTTATTTAGTCAAGGCAGGAGAAGAAATAGACATCCCGCGGCCAATTCGTAAGATGCTTGATACAAGGATAAAGACTGATACTATCCAAGTCCAGAATCCGGATGGCAGTTACAAATCCCATGAAAGAGATATGCCCAGAATTACATATATCTTAATCAAGGAAGATGTCGGCAAGGAAGAAGAAAAACCGGCAACGGAGTAAGCAATGACAGGAAAAGAATTAATTGCCCATATGAGAGAAAGTGTATTGGATGATCCGGCTATTCCATACCTATGGCCGGATACAGAACTCCTACGTTTTCTCAATTATGCTGAAGTTCAGGCATGCCGGCGCGCGCATTTGATTATTGATGCAACCACGACCAATGATTCAGGGACTGCGGCAACTGCCGGGACTCTCGGGCAAAAACCTCTTTGTGTTCTTTCTGTTGTTGCTGATCAGGCGGTTTATCAACTTAGTCCCAAGATTCTTCAAGTCAAACGTTGTCAGTTGAAGTCCATGACCTATCCTCTCCGCGGTCCCATAACCTATCCCCAAGTTGATGAAGAATTCAGTGCTTGGTGGGGAACCAATGGGACGGTGGGCACAGCTGGCAGTGGAGGTTATCCGGAGGCATTTCTCAATGAACCCGGCAATACAATCACATTTCTTCTTTCCCCATCGTCCAGCGATACTGCCTATTTGGTCGTATCTCGTCTTCCATTGATGTCGTTTACCATGCAGACATCTCCGGAAATAGATGAGAAATACCATATCGACTTGTGTGACTGGGCAGCGAAGTTGGCATATTCCAAACCGGATGCCGATACCTCAAACCTTGTTTTAGCATCACAGTATGAAAATAGTTTTACATCAAAATTCGGACCACTTCCCGATGCCTATTCCGACCGCATGAGAAAAACATTACCCATGATGGGAAGGATGAGGGATCGAGAATTTGGCAGCTAATAACAGTTGAGTTTTACATTAACCCCTCTAAAGGAGGATTTTCAAGATGGCGATTTTAAAAATTAAAAAACTTATTGAAGATATTGAGAACGGATCAACTCAGGTTCTTTCCAGTATCGGGATGGTGGCGACAACCGCTGCTTATGCCGGAACCTCAGTTAAGGCAACTTCTGCTGGAAATGCAGGAACGGCACTCAAAGCCACATCAGCTGGTAATTCCGGTACGGCAATGAAAGCAACCTCAGCCGGCAACGCAGGGACATCGTTCTTCTCTACCTCAGCCGGAAATGCAGGAACAGCCATGTATGCTTCGTCTGCAGGCACATCCGGAACATCGTAGCAGAAACTTTTATTTATTATTCGGGAGGGGGTATCCATTACTCCTCCCATTATGAACATCTCTGGATATTTAACCTCTGCTTATCCGGATACAAAAAAGGTGAGCGACACCTAAACAACGCAGGAGGACACCATGGCTAAGATTACAACCATATCAGTATTCAAAAATAAAAACTTAAATTCCGGAACATCTTGCACATCAGATAAAATAGATCTGAGACATATCGCCAACAATGGATATTTTGCGTTAGCTGTCAATATAATGAATGGAACAGCTTCTACTTGCGGAACGACATCGTTTACATATTTATGCTCTTCGTTGGAAGAAGGTACTTTTATTACTCCGTCAAACGCAGTTGCTATTGGAACAAAAGGTACAGCGGGAGTAGATATTTTAACTTTCGAACCAGAAGTAACGCCTTTCATTAAAATTACCGCTAACCAGACTGGAAGCACTGCTGGAGGCAACAACACTAAATTTGACTTGGATTTAATTGTCCAGTAGGAGGTGATATATGTCAGACTTTAAAATGGGATGGGATAAGTTAAGAAAATTTCTTTCTACTCCTCACTCATGGACAGGAACGCAGACATTTGAAAATGCAGTTATTAAGGCGGGGTCTGTTGCTGCTTCGGTTGTGGTTGATTTGGTAAGTGAGCTTGCCTCCCCTACTGCCATCGGCGGGACGACTCCGAACACTGGTAAATTTACCACCTTGGAAGCTACCGGCTTAACCACAGTCACAGGTGGTCTTAAAAGAGCAACACCCGTTACCCACGCAACCACGGAAGCAGCGACCGCAGCAACTCTATACGGCACTACCCATCTTGTTTCAGGCGCATATACAGTAACCCTACCAGCCGTGGCGATTGGTATGCACGGGCGTTTCTATGCTACTACAGCAGCGGTATTCAGTGTTGACTGTAATGGAAGCGACCACTTTGTCTTATCAGGAACAGCTTTAACGGCGGGTTATAAAGTTACGAGTGATGGAAGCATAGGTGCAATGTTTGAGTGGGAATGCACAGCGGCTAATACCATTACAATTTACTTCAGCAATGTAACCTTTATTGATGGAGGCGCATGATGAGTCAGACAGTACGACCAGTCGTAACTTCCGGCACGGTTGCAGCAGGTGGAGTTTTAATCTCTGCTGTCAACGGTACTGCGTTTCTTGACGTTGACACCAGTAAGACAGGCGGGGCAGATTTCAGCACTGCCTTGCTTGCAGCAGTAGCGAATAATGACGTTATTGAGATTACCTCGGTTACGAATAAGCAGAAGATAATTGGGTTTGCAAAGGCGGCGGGAAGTGGCGAGACGCTGGGGAGCGAACTCATTACAGGATGGACGAATAGTCCTCCTCTGCCATATGACACGCTCACAGTCAATGTTAACGGACACGATATAGATTCTATTATTAACACAACTAATTATGGGATAGGTTACACAAATCAAAATGCCTCGGCGGGGCAATTACATAAAATAGTTGCAGATATAACTTTAAACAGTGGCAAAGCACCACGTTTAAGGGCTGGAATTTCTGGTTCAGTAGGTACCTATATCAAGGACGGACTAATTGACGGTACTTACTATCATACATTTGTTGACACCGAAAATCAGATACATTTATCCAACCAGAATACTGCAACTAATTTTTCTCTATTAATATCACAAAAGCAAGTTACTGCCCCCTCCGCAGCAGGAATCACCATCACCAATTCACCCAACGGTGCAACTTACAACTTTGGCCTTAAACCTGTAAACGTGAATACCTTCTACAATGACTCTTCCGGCTACACTTACCGGATTATCTCAAGACACCAGTACGGGGCGCTGATTGCGGCTTTGAGTGCGGCTGACGCAGACACAACAATCGTGCTGACTGCTGGAAGTGCGGCTTGTGATTTGTCCGCTGATTTGTCTGGATATGTCGGGGCAAGCGGAGCAACAAAATACATTCTCATTCTGGAAGACACATCGGGGAAGATAGCCAGAGGGCATATAGGCGAAGTCATTTCCGGCACGAACATGAAACTCTATTCCGCAAGAAACGGCTCAACTCAAAATTGGGAAATTATCGAATCAGGCTTTGACGCTGATAGCGACCCGATGAAAGCGAGGATTTACAGAGACCTATGAACGACAAAATACTTCACTTCATAGCAGGGTTTTTGATTTGCTTGATAATCAGTTTCGTGGCTTCGTACCTTGGCTTAACACGGCCTGAGGCTTATGGGCTTCTATCAGCATTTTTCGCAGGAGCGTTGAAAGAGTTTGCTGACGTGGCCATAGCAAAGGATTGGAAGCGGTGGGATATGTACGACTTCCTTGCGACTTGTGCAGGAGGGTTTGCAGGATTGGTTTTGTTTCAGATTATATAAGGAGGGAAGTTAAATGGCGCATAAACGGTTATCTCTTACTCGCGGTAATTCACATACCTATGGAGTGACTTTTAAAAACTCTTCCGGGATTCCTTATAATATAAAAAACTGGGTAATTAAATTCACTCTCAAGACCAATTGGGATCTCCCCGATTCTGACGCTTCCCTTCAAAAGATAGTGTCAACTTTCACCGATACGACTGGTGGGACTTCCGGTAGTGCGCAAATTGCCCTTATCCCCACCGATACTTCCAGTTTGGAGGTCGGGGTATATGACTTTGATATCGCCGTTACCACCGATACTGCCAATGAATTCTTAACAGTAATGAAAGGTAAGTTTGATCTTGAATATGGAGTTACAAAAACACCAGGAACCATGGGGACAGCGGCATGAGCGATACTGATATAACCGTAACAATAAGTGATGCGACTGATATTAATATTACCTTGGATGATGTGGGGTTGTGGTGAGCGAATAGGGGCATATGACGACGGACAATTAGGACTTGCTCAAACCCCGCTTGGCGCAGGGCGAAATTATGCAGGCAATGCGTTTGGCGCCGGAGCCGTGACATTTAGTAATACCTATCCGTGTTGCATTTATGGTTCCGGAGAAATAGCCGCTGTCGGCAGCAAAGCGTTGAAACGATTCGGCGGGATTATAACAGAAACGGGGTTTTCCAAAAAAGTGAATCTTTTAATTCTTACAGAAACGGGTTGGCAAAAAGGAATATAAAGGAGACCGATAATCCATGGCTTCACAAACAGCAGAATTCAGCATGTTACAAATTATCATTAACAGTGGAGTAACAATCACAGCGGTAAGCGTAGCTATTTACTT